TTTGTTTCTTGATAGCTGTTATTTTTATACTCATTTTCCTGCTCTGTCAGGAATAGAATGAATCAACCGAGGTGATGTCATGAAAACTAAATATTGTTATGGTTATGTTAGGGTATCCACATCCGGCCAAGAAGAACTCTCTCCTGATTCGCAGGCAAAACTGTTGAAAGACTTTGCTAAAAAGAACGATATGATTGTCCTGCAAATCTTTTATGAGCTCGGTATTTCCGGTCGGAAAGCTGACAAGCGTCCGGAGTTTCAAAAGATGATCGCTCTTGCCAAATCAGACAAACATCCTGTAGATTGTATCATCGTGTGGAAATTCAGTCGATTTGCAAGAAATCAGGAAGAGTCTATTGTTTATAAATCTCTTTTAAAGAAGAAGCACAACGTAGAAGTCTTGAGCGTTTCCGAGCCGCTTGTAGACGGTCCGTTCGGCTCTTTGATCGAGCGCATCATTGAATGGATGGACGAGTACTATTCTGTCCGTCTTTCCGGCGAAGTGACACGAGGTATGACAGAAAAGGCAAAACGCGGCGGCTATCAGGCGCGTCCTCCGCTTGGATATAAAATCCAAGAGCGCGGAAAACCTCCTGTTATTGTGCCGGAAGAAGCTGAAATAATTAAAATCATATTTGATAAATATGTAAATGAACATACCGGAATATTCGACATAGCACGCTATCTAAATTTGTGTGGGTTTAAAACATCTCACAACAAACCGTTTGAACGCAGATCTATTGAATACATCTTACAGAACCCAACTTACTGCGGTATGATCCGATGGAACCGTACCGTAAGCGAAACAAACGAAATCCGACCGGAATCAGAATGGATTGTCTCTGATGGTCAGCAACCTGCTATTATATCTAAAGAATTATTTGACAAAGCGCAGATCCGTTACAAAAGCGAATACAAACCATCCGGCACCAGACCTTCCTCTACATACAAACATTGGCTTTCAGGTCTTATGAAGTGCCCTGTATGCGGAAGAACCATGATTGCCAAAACAGTAAATAACCAAAAATCATACTGCTATTTTACATGCTATGGGTACTCAAAAGGAAAATGCCTTGCCAAGACATCTGTAAGCTCCTTGAAGCTGGAACCGGCGGTACTTGCATCCATAAAAGAAGTTCTGGACACTGGCAACATCATCTACAGGCACGTTGAACCGGTGCAGGAAACTTCTGTGGATCTAAACGTCATTATTACGGAGCAGTTAAGAAAGAATGTGGAAAAATTTGACCGCATCAGAGAAGCGTACCGTAATGGAGTAGATACACTTGATGAATATAAAGAAAATAAGCGCATGGTTCAGGAAGAAAAAGAGACGCTGGAAAAGCAGCTTGCAGACATAAAACCAGCAGAACCTACTATTGATACTTCTAAAATCGCTATGTTGGAAAAAGTAAGAAATGTATATGAAATCATAGAATCTGACTCTGTGGACTCCGTAACCAAAAATGAAATCCTAAAGAGCGTGATAGAAAAGATTATATATGATCGCTCAAAAGATGAGCTGAAAGTTTATTACTACTATGCGCCGGAATCTCAGTAAAATCAAGGGATTTCGCAGTTTTGTAGGTTATAACAAAAAGGTCAACCTTTTCGTAACAACATACAAATCATTTTATATCTCTATAAGGTATCCTTAACGTAAAAACCTACAACTGTTACTTCTTTATATAATGTATGAAGATGATACAATATTTCTCCCCGGAGCAGATACTCCGGGGAATGTTTTTAGTACAGCTGAAATTTGTCAAACGCAACGCCGAAACATCCGGCATATCCGTCCTGCCCCTTTCCCACTTCGTTATCGAACTGCCACGGATAGTAACCGCCGCCGATCGGAGCAACTCTGTACTGTGCTTTTTGATAACCGTATTTTGCAACAATGTCCGCCGGAGTATCGTAATATACCTCTACGGCATCGATCACAGCTCCCGGATATCCAGCGTTGTTTGCATCAGACCAGTTACATCCGGTTACGTAAGGTAACCATCCCTTGCCCTTTACATGCACGCGGTATTTTACAGTACCTTTATTAACCTTTATCGCGATACCGGCGATTGTACGACCCGGAAGTCCTGCAAAATCAGACAGGTTATTCACAAAGGGCAGGATTGTTCCGTCGGTCAACATAACGCCATAAGTAAACACAATGCCGGGATCACCGGATGCTGCACTGCTTCCGCCTCCACTGACAACCGGAGCATCCGGCAACTTGTCCATTCCCATATACTCACGGATTTTATTAATAAAATATGTTTTACAGCCAGATGTGCCCCCATGAATCTCTACAGATCTGTGCGGGCACGCTGTCGCGAATACCTCCTTGTGCAGCCGGATTGTATTCGTGTTTGGAACGATACCGTACTGCTTACACTTCTGCGCCGCCAACTTCAACGCATTCTCTTCATTTTTCTTAAAGATTTCCAAATCCCCCATACTCTGACAGACCTCGATCGAATAATAGTTCCGGTTTCCGTCTGTCTGCCCGCAGTGCCATGCTGCGTAGGCATCATCTTCCGCATACAAGATCCCGTCACTAGCTACATAAGCGTGAGCAAATCCGTTTTCTAACGGATGTGTTTGCAGCCATTTTCTGTAAAACGCCGCATTTGCATTTTGTGATCCTGCATCGTTGTGAATAAAAATTCCTCTCGGATTTCCACCTCTAAGTCCTGCTACTCCTCTACAAATACTCATGTTCTTCTCCTTTCTTCCGGCATTTGCACCGGCGCAAAAAAAGAGAGCCTGCCTCCAAGCTCTCTAAATTATTCTATCTTCCTATATTTAGTTTCAGCATCAGTGCTTCCTGCAATACCTGTGAGAAATTAACTCCTCTGGCAACCGCTTCTTCGTTCAGCCATTCCGGAATACTAAGCGTCTTCTTGATTGCACGTGAATTGTGTTTCTTCTGATATTCCATCATATCAAACTCTACGACCGCTAAAATTCCGTCTTCCGCATCTACTTTATTTATTTCTGTCGGTTTTGGAATCAGTTCGCCTTCTGCTTTCCTGCTTGTAAGAGAGATTCCCAGCGCATCTACTGCCATCTCATAAGCCTGCTGCATATCATCTCCCTCTGTTAAGCATTCCGGTAAATCCGGAAAGGATACCCAAAAACCGCCTTCTTCCGCCTCGTGAAAAATTGCAGGATAAAATAATTTTTCCATACGTAATACCTCCATTTATTTTTCAGGCAGGATTTTATTTTAACCCTGCCTGCTTTAATATTGCCTGCTCCAACCCCTTTTTCATGGCTTTGGAGTGATAAGGAACAATAACTGTTATCCCTGTCGTCTGATTCTTGAGTTTTACATGAGAACCATTTTGACTGATTTCCTCAAACCCGTTTTTCTTGAGATGTTTTATCATCTCTCTCGGTGTCATTGGCATCTTTTGTATCTCCTTTCCTTATCATGATTGTATTATATCACGTATCATTACGTATGTCAATCTTTTTCCACGTATCTTTACGTATTATTTGTGTTTATTAAATTTCGTCCGCTGCCACATCTCTGCGACTTTTTCCCAGCCACCGGTTGCCACTAAATATACTATAAATGCTGCTATCATGGCCCCAACAATATAATACCAAATTATCTGAATGCTAAAGTATATACATAGAATCACAACCGCCAACGGGCACAAGATCAAGGCCACCACAAGTGCCACTGCATTTGTCTGGATTTTTTTCAACCCCGGCATCTCTTTTATTACCTGTGTGATAACACTGGTCAAAAACGCCAATACTCCAATCGCCATAAGTAAATAAGTTACATACTGCATCAAAAGTTCCATGTTCATTCTTTCGCCTCCCTTTCTAAATCATCAATGCGATGATTCGCTACTTTTATTTTTTCTTCCAACAAATACGTCCGCTCTACAACAGAGTTATGTTTTTCTACTTTCTTTTCAAGCTGCTCAATCCTATATTTGATAAGTTGTGTACCCCCGAAGCTTCCGATCAGTGTACCGAGCAAGGACAAAACAGCGACTACAACTGTGTCTGGCATATAAGTCTCCCTTCTTTTAATTTATACATAAAAATAAGACCTGTTACGGTCTTGCTCTGATTTCTATGTGGTCATATCTCTTATGATACATATATTCGCACCTCATGCTTCAGAATCTCCGGCGGAATCTCATATGTAAATTCCAGCGTGTATGATCCACCTTTGATCATCGGTTGGATCAGTGCAGATAAGAGGGTTTCTGTATCGCTTTTCTGCATGATTTCACATGTACCTAGATTCTCTTCCTGTTCCCCATTCCGTAAGACATACTTTGCTGATGTCACATCAAACGGCTTTCCATTTGTGCTCCGCACACTGATACAAACATATTTTTTCTCGCCGAGTTCAAATCCGACTTTTTCCAGCAATTATACCACCGCCTTTCTGCAACCTTTCAGTTTCGCAATATAATTTTCCTGCAGAACATTTACATCTCTGAACGTGACCAGCTGTGCCACCCACGGAAGCAGTAACAAGCGCACCTTGCCGCCCATATCAATCAATCTTGCCTCCGTCCGATCTCCCAGTAACCGCGCCTCTGTATGCGCGTGATAATCAAGCGTCACAGTGCAATACAGATGTCCTCTAAGTCCGCTGTCAGATTCTGCCCACACCTCTATTTCCTGCAGTCCCGGCAGTCGCGGGGCATATCCCTCCCAGTACCCGGGACGGTCCGGGATGGGCGTAAACTCCACTTCTGTAGAGTTTACAATGCCCCATACTCTGATAATCATATCAATCTGCCGGATCTACAATCTTAAAGGATAAGCGAATCATACCATTTGCGTTTACCGTGGTCGCTTCTGCTTCGACGTCAGATATAATCGGCGCTTTGGTATCAACTGTGACATGTCTCGTAACAGATGTAGTCTTTCCGATGCTGTCCTCTGCAACTACTGTGATTTCATTCTCGCCTTCTCTAAGCGTAATCTCCTTACTAAACGCCCCACCTGATCCAAAGGACACGACTTCTCCGTTAATCTTAACGCTTGTAAGCGTTACCGCATCAGATCCAGCCGCAGCAGTACCAGCTACGGTAACCCTATTGCTGTTCGTCAATAACCCTTCGGTTGGACTCGTTACATTCAGTGTTGGCGCTGAAGTACTAATCACAAAGGCCACAGTCGCGACATCGGATATATTGCCATCATTATCCGTTACCTGCAGACTAACGCTATTAGAACCATCGGACAAGTTGGCTGCACGATAGGTACATACTTTCTTGCCGCCCTGATCTGTCCATGACACGCCCTGTGTAACCTGAACACTATTAACTTTGAAGATTACAGACGTCATGTTAAGACCGGATCCACCTGCATCTTGAAGCTCCATCTTTATATCCTGCGTTGCCGATCCAAGAACCGATCCTTGTGTCGGGGATATAATCGATGCAGTCGGTTTCGTTTTTTCAAGTACACGGATGTTTAACTGATCTCCATACTTGGAATCGGTGGCATACATGATTGTCTCATTGTTAGCTGCATCAAAGGCATGTAGCTCAATCGGATATGTATGATTCACCTGCCCATAAGACGACTCTGATCCTGATGGGATATCTACATCCCATAACTGTGTTCCAGAATCGTATGACGCATTATACTGTTGTCCTTTATATACGGCATAAGCTCTTGTTATTTCACTCATATTAGTAGTTCCTCACTTTCTTTCGCTCGCTATCGGGTAGTCTTGTGGATAGTCGTAAGGGCAATCCTGCTCATACCAAAACTCAAAACTGATCTTGATACGTTCCCCAGTATTTACGGTTATTTTTTCCGTCTTTACTTCCTTGATTTCTGCCATATACTACCCGCCTTTCTTATTCTGCCACCTTCTCTACATACAACCCGATCAAATCTCTTAAATTATGATACACTGGGTTTTCTGTATCTCTATTACACAGATAGATTACTCCATCCTGGATGTAATATTTGCCCTTTTCCAACTCCATATTGCCCGCATACGAAATCGGATTCTCCTGCGTGCCGGCATGAGTCTCATCAATAACAACATACATGCTCTCTGTTCCATCGCCTGGAATATACTGCTCTTGGATTAGTAAGTTATCTTGAATTGTCTTATACAGCACATCCTCATACACAAACTTATACCCTTTCTTCTCAACAGTCTGCCCTATTACATCTTGCCACTGCGGATAGAGTATTTTGACTGCCTGCGCCCGCTCATCATCAAATGTCTGTGCCTGCATCTGTGCAACCAGCATAGCGGCCTGAATCATCTGCGATTGCGTTTCCGGAAGGGTTTCCTGCTTGTACATCACCACGCCGTAAATCTTCCCGGTATAAATCTCCGTCCTGTAAAATGCTGTATATCCCTCATACGCAGCTACGGTCTGCCCTCGCTCCTGTACAATCATGCGGGCTGTCCGACTAGAGTCAGTAAACAGCACCTTTAACTGTTCCGGAGTATTTCCAACCGTCAGTATTCGCAGGTAATCCCCGTGGGATTCAACCTGCTGAACAACAATCTCGGTTGCATCATTAAAAATAAGCTTCATAAATATCAGTCCTTTCTTATCTTAATCTTTTGGAAAAATAAATATTTGTCGGAGTTGCAGTCGTATCACGATAAAAAGACGCTCACACCAACCGATCTGGGAATAAGAGCAGGAGTGTGGACAGCCATAGCAAACAACTCGTATAAAATCGGTAAAACGATACACCTAAATATGGAAATTTATACAACTGCCACAATAGTCGCGAATAATGTGTACGACAATGTTTTTACGATACCGTCACAGTATCGCCCGTTAAATGATACTGTTGTAAATGTGACAGCGTCAGATGGGTCATATAAAAATCCGGTGGCCTGCACATCTATGGCAAGGACAAACGGAAATTTGTTTGTCTGCATCCCAAAAGCTACAAATAATTATCTTTTTATCGATGCGGAGTGGGAAGTCGGATAGATCTAATCACTTCCAGGTACCTCGAGCATAGTAAGATAAATCAAAACTTGCTACATTCCAGGTCACAGCAGAAAGCAGATGGTATGAAAAGCTTGATTTGTAGCCATTTGCAGATCCGTACACCTTGCCCCATATCGCGCCGCCAGCTCCTATTGTGAGCACGATATTACATTTTGTTTTTGATGCAACCGGGAAGTTTAATGTAAATTGTCCGCTTGTGTAAATGCTACCGGCTTTTGTTCCGATCGCGCATGTAAACGGCGAATTGAACCACATTTCGAGAGTCCCGTCGCTCCATTTGCGATATTTACCGTTGGAGTTGCTACCTTCTTCAACGATGTAGTTTTTTATTTTTGTAAAATCAGATGATAACTCCGACAAATATTTATTTATCGTAGACATATCATCCATCATCGGAGGTATGATATCGACGCCCGTAACATTTATCCCATCCAAATTAATTACAAATACCGGACAATACACTTCTGCATCACCCGCCTGAATATCTCCATCCGTTACTGGCATACTAGGCACTGCCGGATTACTTGCCGCTGGCGTACCCTGCACAACCGCCCATTCTCCTGACTCAATGTTTCGTGACGAGTCATATGTATATTTGACTGCAATC